AGATTATGGAAGATAATGGATGTCCATTGGGGGATGATGATTTTGATACAGTAGATGATACACATCCTTGTCCGATAAGTACAGACGATTACGAAGAACTATAAAACAGGAGTAAATCATTTGTAAGACGAAGATGGGAACAAGTGCGGTTTAAGAGGGTGCGTTTTTTCCACATGGATGGAATAATGACTCCTGCATGGTTCCCCTGGATTTTAGTCGGCGGACTCTTGTTTACCATACTTGGCTTTATTGGTAGCAAATATAAGGATAAACCCTATCGTTCGGTTCAAAGCCTACAGGATTTTATTAGTGGCAGTATCTTGGTGGCATTCACGGGCGTGTTAATGCCAGACCTATTTCCTCCCATGGAGTTGGCTCCTGTTATTCCAACCCTCTTCAAATCAGGAGAAAATAATGAATACGATGTAGACCTTCAGGTTGGACCGCCTCGCCTAATACGCTAAGAAAAGACATCATACGATAAATTATTTTATCTTCATAGAAGGATTCCTGTCATGTCAACTACTATTTATGATAGTTCGCTACTTACACAGCGTCGTAAAATGCGTGTTGAAGCGGGAGATTTTCAACGACGCATTCAAGGCTCTCCATCGCAGTTAGGTTATGCGCCACGTCTGGGAATCTACGATCAGTCCATCATTAACACTGTCCGAACAGGAAACATGCCCTTTTACAAAAAGAAGGATACGGGATGTGTTGAAGTAAGCAATGGATGTCCTTGTGCTCCTTTGGTGGATACTCCATGCTGTCAGGCGGACTCGTAGGACGACCTGTAGTTATTGTACATAGACTCAGTCCATTCATAAAATAGGACAGATGACTGTCTGTCGTATAGTCAGTCATCTATCCATACAAGATATACCATCTTACACATCCACCTACAGGAGGTCGCCCTTCAGGCGTCCAACCCATACACGATTTCAGCGGGAGGAACGGGTTGTTTCCAGACAAACCCTTGAAAGAGAGGATAATATAATTGCTCTTTTGGAACAGCACCATGTACGTGCTGAGCGATATGGATGTATAAATCAAACCCTTCAAACCGCTCTTCGCCGTGTCGATTTTCATACACGGTTCGTCCGGCATCATCCAAGGTCCACTTCCATAGAAGATTGTAGAGTGCCGACTGAGTCTCATACACTTTCCATGACCCTTCTTCACTCATGATACGGCGTCCCTTTCCTTTTTTCATTGGGGGAACCTCATCGTATAGTCCTGATAAGAGACTCACAGATAGTCGGCATAAATCAAAGGATGGATTCGGTTCCACACGTGGTTCCTTTTTATTATAGAATGGGCCATAATTATATTGCCCTGCGGCATCCTCATTCGGCCAATAGTCATCCGAAATCCACTGATGTTTCCCAATACGAAAGATAGACCGACCAAAGTCAATCAGACTAAAGATTTTTCCATAAGTTGGTACTCTCCAGATGGTCCTTCCCTTGAGTCGATAATACAGATAGGGCTTGTCTGTTCTTCGCCATAGAATATTATTGGTATGTAAATCATTGTGTGTAAAACTTACTGCGTTTTGTAAGAACGTGAGAGTGGCTACCACCTGGAAGGTCCAGGCCGTCCATCTTTTCTCCCATTCGGGAGAACCGGCATCATGTCCATCTAATTCTTTCTCATCAAGTAACTCGTCCATTGACCCCTCTTGTGCTTCCTGGAGAATCATCATAACAGGATGGTTAGGAACCTCGAGACAAATATCCACATCATCCATCCAGGATTCGGACTCGGACTCGGACTCCGATTCAGACTCCGATTCAGACTCACTGTCCTCCAGAGAGGAAGAAATCGTCTCATTCCAGTCGTCCACTGTATCCACCTCCTCTAAGGGGGGCAGCGAGGCTTCCACTAAGACGGGATACTCATGTTCCTTTTGTTCAAGCACTTCTACCGAATCTACCTCTGAACCTGAATCCGAGTCAAGTTCATCCTCCTCTGGATAACGAGTAAGATCTTGGTATAATTGACGATAAAACGTCTGCTCCTTGAGTGTCGGGTCACGATACGACAGGGTCAGTCGTGAATCGTGACCCTTTAAGCCCCTCCAAAACCATCGATAGTGTCGATAACTATCATATTCACCTGTAAGATTGTAGCGGTATGATGAACTAATTGCGGTATAGGCGCCATAATAAAGGACTAAATGAGGGAGAAGATTCCGCTCACGATATCGGCTCAGTACAAAATTGGCTACTGTATCCACATAGGCCTGGTTATTACGGTGATGAAGTTTGGAAACGGCTTGAGTCCATTTCGTCGAGTTTGGAAGAAGAGGATGAGGAGGGATAGAATAGGCTTCACGAATTCGTTCCACCGGATGAATCAGATGAACCACCTTCATAAAGACCTGACATGGCTCAGATGCCCGTGTCTCTGAATGAATACGCTGAGCATTCCATAAACGAGTGTTGGAAGAACATGGTTCATCCGATGATAATTGTTCTAGATGGTAAAGGGATGGAAGTTCTAAGGAAGCAGAGGAAGAAACCGTATCCGAGTCAGAGAATACAGGAGAACGGAATACATCCATTGCTGGAAAATAGCGTTGTAAATGATGATAATGTGACAGACGATTGCGCTCTTCTTCGGTGATTTCACGATGACGGCATGGGTCACGCAAGAAAGACTTCCATAAGGTCTTCATCTCTTTCCATCGTAGACTTCCCGATGCGTCCCAATAGCGCACTTCAAAAATCAAATGGGAAGTAGAAACAATGTCCAGTCAGGGTGGTGTAAATGTAAATCTCCGGAAGTTCTCAATGAAAGCGGTACCACAAGATGCGGTTGTGGTATTCATTGGTCGTCGCCGTACTGGCAAGTCTACGCTCGTTCGCGATCTACTGTTTCACCATCAAGATATCCCTATGGGGTGTGTCATTTCGGGTACGGAAGAGTCTAACGGTTTTTTCAAGAAAATTGTTCCGCCGATGTTCATCCACGGAGAGTACAATCCCATCATCCTCGCCAACTTTGTCAAGAGACAGAAACTGGTTGCTCAACGCCTGGAACAAGACCGCGAGAAGGGTATTCGCACCAATCTTGATCCCCGTGCGTTTATGATTTTGGATGACTGTATGTACGATGATTCATGGACACATGATAAAAATATCCGTTATCTGTTCATGAATGGACGTCACTTGAAGGTGTTTTTTATTATTACGATGCAGTTTCCTCTCGGCATTCAACCCGCCTTGCGTACCAATGTCGATTATACATTCATCTTACGTGAACCCTATATGAATAATCGCCGTCGTCTATTCGAGAACTATGGCGCAGCCTTTCCATCATTTGAGTTCTTCTGTCAAATGATGGACCAGTGTACCCAGAATTATGAATGCCTTGTGATTAATAACACAACACAGAGCAATAAAATGGAGGATATGATTTTCTGGTACAAGGCGGAGATTCATGGTGACTTTAAATTGGGCGCACCTGACCTATGGCGACAATCTGAGATGATGGCTCGTATCAAAGAAGAGGAAGACGTGAACCAGTATGACCCCCGCACCGCTACCCGCTTACGTGGACCGGCAATTACCGTTCAGAAACGGTTTTAAAACCGCTGTCATTTCTAGAATCGACTATCTATCATGCGTTCCAAAGCAATGGGCATCGGTGCCATGTTTGTCTTTCTTGTCATTGCAGTGACCCTGCTCCCCATCGTGATTCGCTATCTTAGCGCAGTAGAGCCCCACTATGTGATTTCCGGATTTCAGGATTTGAAGGCCGCCGCGCAAGTGGAAGAGACCCGCAACCAGGTCGTCGCCGACAGCGGAATGGGGCGTACGGCTCAACTCCCTGTCTGGCGCCCTGACCCCAATACGGATTATCTCTGTCGCTCCCCCAATGGCGGAGACCAGCCATGCCCTGAGGGAACCTTCTGCGATGGTGCTTCGCAGTCCTGTGTTGCCCAATACGTCGGCGGAGCTGTTCCTGAGGAGGGATATTATGCCTAGGCTTTTTTATAAATACGCGAGGATAACTCCCTCATAAGGGCAGCCAGTTTTTCCAAATACGCATACATGACATATCCAATAATAATACCCCCTGTGGCTTCACGTAACATACTGTACTTGAAGCCGTAGTAGCCATCCAGGAAGAACGGCATGTGCTTCACTAGATTACGGAGAATATAGAATGCCACACCAATGGAGCCAAAAATAAGACTCAAGAGGGCAATCAGATAAGGAGTAGATAACATATGAAGGTCCTTATCGGGAATTGCATCGTTCAGCAAAACTGATAATACGGAGCCGACGATAAAATACAGAACAGACATCAAAAAGATGGCGGTTACTTTGACGGTGTAGAACCCAACGGTGGAAGACATTTCTATTCAGACGTCATCTAAAAAAGAGGATAGACGACAGGCCGACATCGTCCAAACCAATAGGCAAGTTCGGTAAAAGTGCTAATACGATTTCCGATAAGATACGCACATCTCGCGAGTGTCAATGCCTTTGTCGTTGCGTACTGAATTGCATTCAGATGTGGTAAATGAGAAAGTAATACGATGGAACGAGACGGATAATGAGTACTCAAATGGGCGATGTACTCGGTAACTACATCGGGACAGTCTACGGAAAGAACCACTACTTCAATCTCAGGGTGTTCTTGAATCGCTCGACGTATCGCAGAAAAATAGACCTCGGGCTGATATGGTCGCTGAACACCATGCTCATGGGATGCTCGCCATGTACGAACGGATATTCCAAGCGCAGTTCGAGAGGAGAATGCTCTGTACCATTCCGCTACAGTATGCGGTATGATAGGCTTCCAGCGGATTTTATCCATTGCCTCTAGAATCCGGGAACGGACCTGTGGATGAACCCTGGTAGGGTCATAATGCCAGTCAATTCGCCGTTGTAATGTGAAATACCAGTGAAATAACGTAGGATGTATTTGATTAATCGCCGTCTCTTCATTGGGCAAGTCCTCTTGAAGCGACTCCTCGTAATAAAGCAACAGGAATCTACCTCCTTTGTTGTTGGAGAAGCCGGATCATAAATAAAGCGGTCCTCCAAAATGGTATCATACTGCCCGTATTGATAATCCGGTACACATCGAATCTTCACATCGTCATTGATACTTAGTGCGGTAATTAGACACTTTAGCACATTTCCGATGCCAAGATGGTCATATTCATAGTCTTTAATGAGGAATTGATAATTCTCCATGATAGCATATGGTATTTTTTTAAAGGGATAAAAACGAGATGACATGTCTTAGGCGGAGTCCTCCTTTTTGTCCTCCTTGTCCTCCTCTACCTTCTCAATCGTAATGGACGGCTTCTCCATCTTGCGCTGAAGTGCCAAATCTCCCTGACCACCGAACATCGAACCATAGGTATCGGATACACTCGCACCCTGTGCGGCAGTATTTGCGCCAAAGACCTCCTTAGATGACTTGGTGCGTTGCTCAAAGAATTGCTCACGAGAGTCCTCGTTTTCACGATACTTCTTCATCAATGTATTCAATTGCTCGTTATTGTACTCCTGGTCCTTCACCTCATGCGGATTGGGGTCCCACGGCGTCCACTTGCCCACATCGGCCATAAAAATATTATGGTACTTGTCCTTGTTCTGGAGTTTCTTTGCCTTAATTTCCGCCTCCTTCACATTGCCAAAGACACCACGCACCTTCAAACCACGAATCGTGGTACGAAAATCGTTTGCCTCGTGGAACTCCCTTTCCAGTTTGTCCTTTTGCGCATAGAGAAAGTCATCATAGGCTTCCACAATCTTGGTCTTCTGAATGTCCGCACGGCTCTTCTGGATAAAGGATTGATAGTCTGACATTACGGTCTCCAAAGGAAGACGATTCTTGCGACAAATCTCCGCTGCATCCAACTGCCCGGCTTTCTCCAGTTCCTTTGAACGCTCATCCAATTGAGAATTAATACCGGTTACAACATCCACCAGATACTTCTCCAGATTCTTGACCTTCCATTCCACCTCGTAGGACTGTAGGAATCGCTGGAAGAAAAAGAGTTCCTTCTTATCCAAAACTTTCTCCGGACTCAAGAAACTGAGGAGAACATATCGCTGACCTGGAATCTCAGTGTCCTCGTCCAAGAAATCCTCCACTACGGTATTCGGTTTCGGGTCACTCATATCCTTGCTGAAGAGGGTCAGGTTGTTCGGCTTTAAACTCGTAGTATGGAAGACGAAGGGTATGCGTTCCGATGAGGAGGGGAGTTTTTTTCTTGAGAGAGAATATAGAACAAATGATGTCCTACGGATTTGCCGAAATCATCAACCGTGTGATCAAGTATCTGATTGAGGGTCTGGTCGTGGCCGCCGCCGCCATCTTTATCCCGAAGCGTGCCCTGCCGCTGGATGAGGTCGCCACCCTGGGTGTCCTGGCCGCTGTTGTGTTTGCTATTCTGGATGCTGTCTCGCCGTCAATGGGCGTCACTAGTAGACAGGGCGCCGGAATCGGATTGGGTTTTAAGCTCGTTGGATTCCCCGCATAAAATTGTGATAGAATAAGACGACTATTCTAAACCAACCCTTCTATTTTTTGTATCATAAAAAATCCACCAAATACCCCCTCGTTCTTCAAACCGAGATTTTACCGATTATTGAAAGTTCCTCTCAGGACCCTCCAACCTTCGGACTAGGGCTGAACTCGTTCCACTACCATGCTCTCCTCCCCTCCTCGGATATGCTCCTCATATACCTCCCGCCGACTAATAAAGACGCATCTTGCCTTCTCTCCCTTTCTTGCCTTCAACTGCTCTATCTGCCCCTTGAGAACCATCTTCCAATCATACTCATCCGACCATACTTCTGGCTGAAAGAGATGAATGACAGAGTAACCGGCTTCTACCGCCTTTTTCATCTTCTCTACATCCTTTGCTTGGACATTGTCGGGACTGACCCAGTTTGATACTTGCTGAAAATGTTGAATTCCATCTAGTTCTACGAGAATCTTCTCCTCTTCTAAGCCAAAATCGAACGGCATGATATTGTTGGTTTTTGAGAATCTAGCCCATTCATAACGGAGTTGCCTCTTACAATGGGGGTATTCCTCTCGAAGATATTTCAGAACCTTGGCTTCTGACTTGTTTTTACATCCTGGACACCAGTAACCTGTCAGGACGTTATATAACAGAGTATCAAACTCATTATGACATATATCACAATCAAAGATGGCTCTTTTCTCTGCACCCTTGAAGGTCATCCTCGGATTCAGCGTATTTTTCGGACTCCAACAGGCTATGCGAGGATGCGAAGCGAATGACTTGTTGAAGCATATCTGACATATCTCTGATTCGCATAGTTTCTGATTCGCACAATAGGGACAGGCTTTATCATTACGACAGTAGTGATTTGGAGTAGCGTAATAAGAGTGTGTACACCTCTTACAATTAAGCATATACTTCCGATTAGAATGTAAGAACACCTGACGAGGCGTCTTCTCATTCGTCGCCGACCATTCCTCCCTCATTCCTTCATGCGAAGCGCACGACTTCTCATAACACCCCTTACAGTCCTCTTCGCATATCGCCTGGCTGGTACAGTACGGACAATGCTTTCCGCCCTTCATGGAATACGGAACCACCTCGTATTCATGGACACAGTCCGTACAGCGAAACCAGAACTTTTTGTCATTTCCTCGTGACACCTCATGCGCCAAGAGCGCATTCCGCTCCGACCACATCGCCCCCATCGGATGAGACGCCATAGACCGCTCCCAACAGAATGTACAGGAGACTACGCCACACAGTTTGCCTCGGTTACAATATGCGCACCAGCCACCCTGTCCAATCCGATTAAGTGGAAGTTCTAATTCGTGTCCGCACCCCACACAATCAAATAAATCCTTTTTATTACTTGTTATATGAACTGCGGACGGTTTCATCGCATTCTTTGCCGACCACTCTCCCGCCCGAGGATGACTCGCAAACGACCGAGGAAAACAGACCGCACAGGTCACCGAGCCACAAAGCGTTTTAGAAGAGGGAGAACACATGATTTCGTTTGTTTATTCAAAAGCACAAGAAATCGTTCAATTTTAGCCCCTCTGGTCTAGGCATGGGGATTCATCTTCTCCAGTTTTTCCTCTACATGCTCCTCTTTCCGTTCTATCATCGCGTAGAGTTGTAGCCCTTCTTTGAACAGGCGAACATCGCTTAACAATTTCCTGGCGAGCCCCTTTGTGTCATGACGACGATACGACGAAAATAACCATATGCTCTGATTATGTTGCTTCCAGCGACGATACTGTTGATAATCGGAACAGAGGGTACGATAGATGTTGAAGAGTTCCTGTTTATAGGCCCGTCGGGTATCGGAGGAGTCGCCAGGAACAGGAGTAAAGGAGTCATCAAAGACGAGTTCCATCCATTTTAACAGGCGGTCCATCTGGAGTTGGTCCAGTTCCCGTTCATCGTCGGGCTCGACTACAGGAGTAGCCGGTTTGGGAGGAGCGATACAAATGCGCTGAAACTGGGTAGTCAGCATGACACTTATCTGCTTCATCAAGAACCCATACAGGAGTTCGGTGGGGACCGACACCGTGGGAAGTACGAAAGCCATTTGCTTGACCGTAGAAAAAAAACATCGCCTTACAGCCTCACAACGTCGTCCGCACGTACTGCCACCCCATGTCTTTACAGATAAGTTCCCACGTTTTATCTTGTAAATACAGTTTGTCCCTGTTCTTGAGTAGGGGAAAACAGGCCAAGTACTCGTCCATCTCCAGGAGTTCACAGAACTTGTATAGGACATAACCATAGGACAAGAAGTTTCTGCGACCCTTTGGACAATGCTTCTTGAACGACGGCTGAATCTCTCGGAACATATGACGGAGTTTCTCCTCGTCCTCTCGGGACATGAAAGGAGCATTTTGGCCATTCAGACGATTGATAATATGAGGAATATGCTCGTAATACTTGGAGCACTTCATCTTACGTAAAATCTCCCTGAGTTTGGTGGGTTTCAACGAGCCCATATTCGTAATGCGCTCTTTCTTCAATTGAATCAGGATTTCATCATAAATCTCCTGGGGAATCTCCGTGCTCTCCTTGGCCTGGAATTGAGCGAGCCATTCATTGAAATGGTTGATTTTCTTGTAGGCGTAATACGATACTTCACGGGGCGGGTCCTTGTAAGAGGGCTTATCCGAATCAACGAGAATAAACTCCTGATATCCACACTTGGAGAATGTGAGATTTGCCTCATTCAAGCACATAATCATCTCACTGTTACAGCGACTACAAATCGTCCAAGGGTCGTCATAGATATCATTGGTACTACGAACCATGGAGGGGTCTTCCAATTGAAGATATTCATTTAGAAGTTGATTTCTATGAAGGCTCGGTACATCCTCCTTTGTCTTTCCTTTTATGGGCGTGGTGGAAGGTGCTACGGTAGGGATAGAGGCGGGAGGCTCCTGTGCCCGTTTCTCCTCCTGCGCAACCTCCTCTAACAGTGCGAGAATGGACCCTGGTTTGGCTTTGTTTGAACGATAGGTTGTGGATCCAACACCCTGTTGGATTTGGTCCTGTACTTCGTAATACTGTGAAAGAATGTCGCCTGTTCGTAAATAATAATCCATGATTTCTGTGCCATTTTCAATCGTTTTAATCTTTTTCTCCAGTTGTTCCGCATCACGTTCAAATCGCCATCGCTCAATATCTGAGGTAGTCTCCTTCATTTTACTGCGAAGTGCGGACAGTTCTTGTTTGTATTGCGCAACCTGTTTTTGGTCATCTAACATTCCCTGGACCTTCTGTTGATGAATCGCATCCAATGTAGTACGTGCCTCGGGATTACTACGCTTGGAAGTTTTTACTTTAAAAAAGGCACTGTCACTCATTGGGCTATGAGCAGGGGCGTGTATTTAAATCCTCGTTGTCGCATCTTCAGCGGTGGGGTCTTCATCGGTGAGTTCTTCATCAGATTCGGAATCACCATCAAGGGGTTGGTCCCCATAGAAGAGGTAGTTATAGGTGATGGGTTCTTCGGGAGCAAAGTCTTTGTAAAAGAGAATGGTCTGGATAAGTTCATACATTCGGTCGCCCATTTCTTCTTCATCTATCGTCATTTCACCATTATCTAGAACAGGAAAGGGTGTAGCATGATGGACTCCTGATAGATGATAGCCATCTGGATTGAATCGGACAAATACGGTATTTCGGTAGCCCATATCTTCGTAGAGGTCCACCATGCGTTTCTGCTCGCAGACATAGTTAGTGTGACGAAACTCATCAATTTCCACGATGACAATATGAGAGCCAAAGTCAATGAGGATATCGGGACGATAACGAGTACAGCCACCTTCTACAGACTTATCACAGCGTAGGGTGAGAGTGTCCTGGAAGTGCGCACGGAGTGCGTCCACCACGTAATGCTCCTTCAGACGGAAGCGGCGAGGAATAGGGTCGTCGGGATGGAGGACGCAATGGCATCGGAAGCAGTAGGGTTTCCAGCGAGAGCGGGTGATATTGATGTATTTGCAGTGTTGGCAGGCGATTTTGGGATTACAGAGGACACAGCGATGTCGGACTCGATCATGAACGCACACAGAAGCCCCACGACAGTGTACACATACAGGACGTATTTTTCCGTGCTCACAAATGGTCGCCCCCTTACATTCCACGCATACATTTCTCGGTTTTTGGTGGGGGCAGAGATAAACGCCTGAACATTCTCTACAAATGGTTCTGCGCTTCTTATGAGGACAGATGAGGTGGCCCTCGCACGCAACGCATTGTGACCGAATCTTGTCATGTTCGCA